GACCTCAAGCGGCCGGTGCTGTCTCCAAGCTCGATCTATCGCTATGAGAAAATAAGGAAACGCAGCTTCCAAAGCATCATGGACATTGCTCTGCCAAAGATCACAAATAACCTTCTTCAGCAGGCCGTTAATGAGGAAATGGAGCGTCAGCCTCTGAACAGGGCCGGCACTGTATCACCCAAGACGGTCAAGATTGAGTTCGGCCTGATATCTTCCACTTTGAAACGATACTGCCCGAGCAGAGTGTTTCATGTGGATCTGCCCAAGCAGGCAAGACGGATCCGATCTTTACCGCTGCCGGAAGATATTTATAAAGCTGTCAAAGGTACTGACATCGAGCTTGCTGTCCTTCTGGCTATGTGGCTGTCCTTTACCATGTCGGAGATCCGTGGCCTGACCAAAAGTAAAAGTATTGATGGCGATTATATAACCATCCGTGAAGTCCTTGTAAATGTCGGTGGAATCGATGAACGAAAAGAGATTGCAAAGGAATTGACCAGAAACCGCCGCCACAGGATGCCGGATAGGATCAGAGACTTGATTGACAAGGTGGAAGGTGATGTGATTGTCCCGATCAGGCCCAAGGCACTCTTATACAGATACCGGAAGTGTCTAAAGCAGGCGGGCCTGCCCGAGATAACCTTCCATGACCTCAGACATATCAATGCGTCACTCATGGCGAAGCTGAGGATTCCAGATAAGTATGCTCAGGAAAGAGGCGGATGGAAGACGGATCATATTATGAAGTTGGTGTATACGGAAACATTTTCAGAAGAGAGAGAAAGAGTGGATGGGATTATTGATGGATATTTTGAAAAGTTCGTCTGATTTTGTGTCATATCTTATGGCATACTCGTGTCATATTTTATGCTATTTTATATGTCAAATCTGATAAATGATTTATCATTCCAACATCCCAAAAACCGCATAAATAAAGGGAGAATGACTATTTAAGCCACTCTCCCGAAAACAGGGGATGAGAGAATCGAACACACTCAGGAAGTGCTTGTTTACTGGTTCTTTCGTCCCCTGTGTCATATTTCATGTCATACTTTACTTCTTGTATCCCTTACAGACCTTCAGGCATTTCTCTCCAAAACAGCCGTTAGGATTCAGCCCAAACCGCTTCTGAAGCTGTGTAACGGCCTTGTCGGTCTTCTGGCCATATTCGCCATCAACAGCCAGACTGAATCCCATCACCCAGTTAACGACGCTCTGAACACGTTTAACCTGTGTGGTATAGCTCCGGAGTGAGATGTATCCATCACCGAACTTAAAGTATCCCCTCGCAGGCATGACCGGATATTTGCCCGGATAGCTCTGCTTTGCCATCGGCTCCACAAATAGATCATGCTCTGCCTGTCTCCGCCGCTGGAGGCCTTTCAGGACACGTCCACCGGCTTTGTTATAGGCAAGGATCTTGTCAGCTATGGTTCCAATGCTTCTGGTGCCGTCTGCCGTCAGCTGGTCGATACTTCCGATATTATAACAGAAGGACACCATGGCATCAAACTGATTCTGATTCCAGTGATAAACATGATCATACTTCATAACCTTGGGAGCATAGATCTGATCAAGGCACTGCTGAAGCCATTTATCAGCCTTGGCCTGTGAGATCTTCATGCCCAGCTTGATGTCGGTGCCGGTCACGGCCTTGTCAACAGATGTCACACCCCAGCCAATTGTTGGAACTTTTACAGCATCCAGATAGGCCGTCAGCGAGCATCCCTCAAAGCTCTTGATCAGGTTCAGCCCCTTCGTCGATATCTTCATCTTCATCATCCTCATAGTACAGAGCTTCATCCGGCTCATGGTCTTTTACATATACTTCACCAACCTCAGGAATCCCCGCCACACTTGTCAGCATGGACAGGATCCCCGCCAGGATCGAAGCAGACAGAACCATCATCCAGTTCACATCCTGCATTACAGCAGCGGTTCCGATGGTAGCAACTGCAGTCTGGGCTACGGTCTTGATCGCACGGATCCCTGCCGCCCTTAACCACTCTTTGTTGAATTCAGCCATATCAATCACCTCACTTCTTGATCATGTTTTGGAGATAGCTGTTGATCTCTTTTTTCGAGTCCTTCAGTTCATCCTTGTTGTTGCCATCCAGTGAATGAGTCACCAGTGCCATTACGGCCCGGAGCATCATAGCCATCTCCTCCTGCAGCTTCTTGATGTCGGAATAATCATTCTCTGTCTTTTCTTCCAGTTCGCTAATCCTTTTCTCATGGTCTTGCAGTATTTCATCCTGCTTATGCTCCGGCCTTCGGATCCAGCCAACAGCCTTTGCAATATAGACCGCCGCCGCCCCGATGATCGAAATACCGCCGCAAAACGTCAGAAACAGAGATATTAAATCCTGTGTCGCTATCATACTTAATCACCCCCTCACATCGACCCAGCCACGATAAGTAGCTGACTTGGTGGCCTTCTTAACCATCTTTGCCGTGTTGATCTTCTTGACGTTTCCATGATCCAGATGATAAGTGTGCTTTGGTTTGGAGCGATATAATACGTTGGTGTGGATAGGATCCCCTGTTTCCAGCAGGATCAGGTGGCCGGCATCCAGAGCCTTGTTGATCTTTGACAGATTGGCGGCTCGGTGATAGGTGGCGACCTTGCGACCCGCTTTCTTGTTCAGTCCCTTCGCCACACCTTTGATAGTCAGTTTAGCTTTCATGTAGGCTTTCAGATGGGATCTTGACCACTTCAGAAGCGGATTCATCTTTTCCTTCTTTCCGGAGAAACGCAGGGCAATATAAAAGGCTGCTAAAGAGCAGCCATGATTACGGATGAAACTATTCTTGAATTTCTTCTGGTTCGGCACTGGAGATGTCCGGCCGTTGTTGAAGGTAACTTTATGAGGATATGGTACTGACTTGCTTTTTGTAATTTTCATATATATCCTCCTATTGTTTTCCAGACGATGTTGCGATCCATTGGACATACGGTTGATGTGCAGCTGCATCCCTGTTATAGATTCTCGCAGTAAAGCCGGTAGTACTTATACCATAAATCGATAAGGACATGTAACCCATACCGATACTTGCGGCATTGCCTTCAAACGATGCCGTCACACTTGGCGTGCTTGTAAATGGTACTTCAAAAATTACGGCAAAGTCTTTATATGAATTGGCGTCAACGCTCTCTGCTCTGATTCTGCCACATTTAATATTGCTGCAGGAAAGATCGCCATACACAGTTACATTTCCATTTGGATCAATATCGACAAGATGAATATTAGTAGCTATTGATGGAAACGCTACACACGTGACTGATCCATAACTCCATTCCACGCGGAAATCATACGCATCGTCTCCGATATCTGATATAGTAACAGTGATATGGCCAGAAGACCCTGACAGGTTTCTTGTTACTACCGGAGTAGATGGATAGGATGACTCAGAGGCTGCTTTTTGATAAATTGTAAGTGTGGATGATGTCTCACTGCCCGAAATCGCATAACTCACTTGCAAAGAAGCATCTGATCCATCTTCGTCTGCCGTTCCGTTTTCGCTTCTATAAGCGGTTACGCTGAAAGTCTGTTCAACAAATCTTTGCCATGTTCCTCTTTTTTCGGAATCCGTAAGATTGGCATAATCTGAATTAGTATTACAGTAAATCCCAGTGGAAACGTTCATGCATGGAGTCAAATACAAATTATCATCGGGGACTGTCCAATTTGATCCAAATGTAACTGTCGTTAAAAGATCACATCCATAAAACATGTACTTAATATTTGTTACATTTGCCGTATTAAAAGATTGTAAATCAAGTGATGTCAAACTGGAACAATTATAAAACATCGAACTCATCTCTGTGGAATTAACGAATGAAGCATTGTTAAAAGATATTTGTTCGAGCGACCTGCAATCAAGAAACATATCACTGCCAGTGTCTAAAGAATTCCAAAAAGCGGCGGGAGCTGTCACACTTGTCATATTGATACACCCGCAAAACAAATTAGAACTATCGCCAATTCTTCCGCTTTTGTCATAAGTCACGCCAGGCTTAACGGTAGCAGTTAATACGGCCTTTGAAATATCGGAAGGTTCGTCTAATGTATCATTTGACCAAGGATATCCTGAGAAGGCTACGGGATAAATTACACCACTGTTCCCTGACATGGGTTCAATTACCAGCTCGCCATTCTGACTTACATACCAATTACATGTCCCTTGTGTTCCACTATATTTCGCATCTGAAGGAATAGCCATTATCTTCTCCTTCCTATGACAAGTTTACCAGCATTGTCTTGTCGAACAGCATAATTTTTAAGGTATAACGCATCGATAATTTCCATGTTAGTAAAGTAGCCTTTATCCTCCGATATGTAGGCGACAGCAGAACCCGCCTCAATGAAATCTATCGAACTTTTATCAATCTTGATCTGACGTCCAGATGATGCGCCCAGAATAATTGTCTCACCGAATGCAGCAATTTGACTGCCATCCTTGTTTACCGTCATGCCATCAGGCGAAAAGGTCGACAGCTCTGTCAATCCATCCCTGACAGCAACACCATTCGACCTTGCCAGAAGATTGCCGCCGCCGTTTGTGGGATCTTCCAAAAAATCATCTTTTGGAATCTCGGTGATGTGGGCACCTGTATCGGTTCCGCTTTCGGTATGCCAGAAATACTGGTTTGTATCTTCCGCAATCTGTTTAGCTGATAAAGCATTGACACATGCAGACGTCAGAGCGGAATTATAAATAGCAGTTGAATATCCCACCGTACTGTTACTGTATGTGATCTGGTCACGTGTCCAGATATACTTTCCAGACTCATATACAAGAGTATTTCCCCACGTCCCGCCTGTTGGCTCACTGGAAGATGTAGAGAGATAATACTGCGGCTGTACCGATGTTACGCTGGTCCCCTGTGCTCCGGTTGCGCCCTGCGGGCCTGTTGCGCCAGTAGCACCTTGCGGCCCCTGTGGCCCTGTAGCGCCCTGTGGGCCTGTTGCACCGGTAGCACCTGTATCACCCTTGTCTCCCTTAGGTCCTTGTGCTCCTGTGGCTCCCTGAGGCCCCTGAGGGCCTTGAATCTGGCCTACATCCTGCCACTGGGATCCGTTCCATACATAAAGATCACCGGCGACCAGATAAGAATCACCAAGGTTTCCTGTCGGATGGGCCGCTTCCAGTTCGGCAAGCGTGTTATAGCTTCCAAGGATTGTGACAGAAGTGCCGTCCACGCCAAAGGTCCCGGTAATGACAGGCTGCGACCGTGTTGTGTTGCCATTAGCCTTTGTATAGGTGTGATACGTCCACAGATATTTGTTGGTGGCATCCATGTTCTGAATTGTGGTCGTCCATCCCGGTGTGTTGATCGTGACACCGCTTGACAGGCTTGTGGCAAGATAATGGAGCGTGTCAGTAATCACGGATCCACCGGCTGTCTGCACAGCTTCACTGGCAGCGGCTTCGGCAGATGCCGCCGCCTCCTGAGCGTTGCCGGCAATTGTTTTTGCTTCAACCGCCGTTACCTGTGCCACATCCGCCTGCTGTCTTGCCCTTGTGGCAATATGGCCGGCATGAATGGCAGCACGGTCATCCGTGGGCGGTGCGGTAGCATTTCCAGTAATCCATGCCCTTCCGCCTCCGACCCTGACCTGTACCGTATCCCCTGCCTTAGCGTTGACTGTAAGCCTCACAGGCGTTTCATCGACGCCTCCGGGGATGTGTACCCATGCGGTATTACCTTCCACTCTAAGCACTTCAGCAGTGGCGTCAAAAGGCGATGTTTTCCTTTGGTTGGAGTTCTTAATGGCTCCGGAGAATGATTTTATCGTTCTGTCAAATCTGCTCATACTTTCACCACATCCTCACTTGTCGGGCATCCGGCACCGAGTTCGATGCTTTGATTCTTAACCTGGAATGTGCCGACAATGCCCTGCTTGGGATAGTTAAGATATACCCAGTCAGAGACCAGTACATCCGGATGATAGCGCCTGTCATAAGATACGGACGTTTCAACCATCTGCTCTTCCTTCAGTCGCCTGATTGCATAATCCGCAATGCTTTCACCCTCTGCCAGATCGCAGTCGGTTTCCTCTTTCCAGATTTCCCTGCCCCTGCTGACCGTCGACAGTGGGCTGTCAGGATCATCGTCTCGGACAGTTGCGGAGAGATCATCAGACACAGCCCTGAAAACATTCGGACATGCGAACCAGTCAAACTTTTTGG